CGAGAAAGCCTTGAAGGTCATGAAAAACCACAAAGAGGAACTCCGACGCAACTACCGCAACGGTTGGCGCATAGCAAAGATTACGGCCCTGTACAAGGACATCGAAGCCGAGTCGCTGAAGAAAGAGAGCGACAGCGAGGCAATGCAGAAGAACTTCGAGGAGATTCTGCAACTGCTCGAGGACGAGCGCAAGGACGCGGCACAATGGGAGAAGGACCATCCCACAGTGAAGTTCACCAAGAGGAAAGAGACATATTGATTCCTTACCATAGATGCAAGAGGGACTGTCCGTCACGGATGGCCCCTCTCTTTCTTTACAAACTATTATGAGTAAAAGAATCAGAATGTGGCTTCGTTCGGTTTGTATTGTCTCGTGAACCTGCTTGATGTCCTGAAGGTGTCCTTGTCCACCGCCCTCGGTATCGGCATCGTCTGCGATATGTACAGGCCTATGGCGCGGGCCATCAGGCGGTCGTCGTGGTATCCCTCGGCGGCCTCAAGCGTCCCTTTCTCGGTGCGCTGGTACACCCTGTATTCCTGCAGGGCGTCTTCCTCACGCTCCGTATACAGGCGGTCGTCAATCATAGTGATTAGGTTGTCGATGATAAGCGCCTTTGTGTGGACGTTCGTCTGGAACCCCCACATCTTGCGGCGTGTCTTCTTTATCTTGTCGGGAGTGGACTGGCGTGCGTACATGTTTCGGTACGTGCGCCCTATCTGCTCAAGGATGAACGCGCTGTGCTCGCCCTCTGTGTCCATGTCTTTCGTCTCGTAGGTGTTGGACTCCACCACGAGCAGGGCGTTGTTGTAGAAGGCCGCTATCTGCGCCATTTTCCACGCGAGCCTGTCGTGGCGTATATGGCCGTGCCACTCTGCCACCACCACGTCGCCCTCTCCCTCGGTGCGCCACCACCTGTCAAGGACGAGGATAACGGAGAAGTCGGCACGTTCGGAGCGTCCGCCGACATCGGTGGCGACGATATACCTGTCCTTTGCACGGAACGACTTGTCAGGCATTTCCCAGACTTTCAGGCTGCCCATCTTGTCGTCGACGAACCGCAGGTCTTTGAGCGCGTGCGGGCCGCTCGGGACCTTTCCCACGACCTCGCCGACATATTGCGGCATGCAGCACGACTGGCGCAGCAGTTCAACCTTGTCGCGGTCAAAGACGTTCTGTCCGCTGTGGGCGAACGCCTCGTCGTCGTCTGACGGATACTCACTCGCCATGGCATCGTGGGAACGGTAGGTGCGGCGTTTGTCGATATACCAATGTATCGCCTCAAGGGAAGCGCCTTTCTTCCATAGCCCGTAAAGATACGAGCCGCTTTCCTCGCGCACCGATTTGTACACCGTCTGCTCACGGTTGACGAACAGTTGGTAGGCGAACTCCCTGCGCTCCTTATCGTCCTTGAACGGCATTGTGTACAGCTCAATCTCAAACCACGGGATGAACACGGGGACACGTTTGCTGCGTTTGTTCTTCGCGTCAAGCCATTCGTGGTGGAACAGGTTGTTCTCGCCTTTCGCCGTGGACTCCATCACGTCCATCGTGAGCGGCACCTCGAGGATAGATGATGATATGGCCTGGATAACGTCCTCAGGCGTCTTCCCCTCCGTCTCTCTCCACAGTCCCACCTCGGAGAAATGCGCCAATGCGATGTCGGCACCGCGCACACTCTCAGGCGACTGCATGGAGCCGATTGATATGACCACGTCACGCACCTGCTGCTTGTTCTGTGAAATCGTCACGTCGGTCCGTGAGCCGCCGTAGGGGGTGAGTTGGAGCGATGCCGACGGGTCTAGCCCCAGCAGCGAAGGCGGGTATTTCTTCAGCATTCGTGAGTACATGGAGCGGATATTCATCGCCGACGACGACTGGTGAGCCACGATGGCGGAGTTTAGGCCCTCACGGTGGACGAGCTGAATCCACGCCATATACATCTGCACGAGTGTTGAGCCGCCCCATTGGCGGGCCTTCAGTATAATCATCCGTATGGGTTTCTCGTTAAGGCGCATCTCCTCAAGCAGGGCCAGCGTCTTGCGCTGCGGCTTGTTGAGCACGAACTTCATGTCGCTGCCGAGGTTCGCCGTGTTTGCGTCCTGCTTGCGCTTGATGGTCACGAACGATGCCGCCCAGAAGCAGAAGTCTTCCTTGATGCGCAGGTCAATCAGCTGGCGCATCACACGTTGCTGTGACGCTTTGGAGTAGTCAAGCCTGTTCCCTTTGAGGAACCTCTTTATCGAGCGGAACCTGACGAGTTCATTGAGCAGGGGCACGTCACGGAGTTTCACGGGCAGATACCATTCAAGGTCTTGTATCTTGAACAGGAAACGCTCAGGCGGGGCGCCATAGCCCGATATGGGGTCAAACGGCTCGTCAAACAGAGCCACGCGCTTCTCGTTCTCCTCAAGCATTTCGTTGACGGCATGTTTGCGCTTGTTGTTCAGTAGCGCGTTCAACGTGAGGGTCTCGGAGCGCTTTCTCTGCACTTCAATATCGGCTTTCCCTTTGGCGACGATCTCGAGCCATTCTTCCTTGCTCCACGGCCCTACTCTCTTTTTCTCTTCCATTTTCTCCTTTTCCTGACAGTCCTGTAGATGATGTCCCGTGCGGCGGATTTAGACAGGAAGAAAGACGGGGCAGGCCCCTCGACCACGTCACGCACCTTTGCCGGTGAGTAGTTGCCGTCGCACAGCCTTATTATCGCGTCTATCTTCAAGACCTGCTGCGGCAGTTCGTTCCCTTTGTCGCCCCAGGAGCCGTCAAGCCTCATCTTGATGTACCGCATGGCGTTCTGAGGGGTTATCCAGAACCGTGAGCACGGCGATGAGGCCGCGGAGGATATGATATCCCTCGCAAGGCGGCCGTCGCCCAGTAGAGACAGGAAAACGGCCGTCAGTTCCTCATTCCTTTGCGCGGCGAGTTCGCCGACAGATTCATCCATAAATTTCTATCCCCTAAACATTTTCGCAAAATTAGGAATAAAATTCGTTGGTTGCAAGATTTTTGGCCACAAAAATCTATAAATTTGCACAGATTAGAAAAAAATTTGTATAGAATGGCTACAGACGAGAAAAATAACCTGCCCGTTGAGGGCAACGAGGAGCAGCAGGCTCCCATTAAGAGCAGCCGCGATTCGTTCGTGGCCCGCATAAAGGACCGCCACCCCGACCTTGACGACAGCGACGAGGAGAATTTCTATGCCGCCGTCAACGCCGACTATGACGAGGACGACGAAGGCCGCGAGGAGCTCAAGCGCTACCGCGAGGACGACGAGAAGCTGCGCAACATCTTCGAGAGCGACCCGCGGATGGCGAACATCTTCCTGGGCATGGCCCGTGGGGAGAACGTCCTTGAGTATCTCATAGACAATTTCGGTCAGGACTTCCTTGACCTGATTAATGACCCTGAGAACGAGGAGGCACGCCAGCGCATCGCAGAGAAGCAGAAGCAGTGGGTGGAGAAGCAGGCCGCTTCCCGTGACCTTGAGAGACAGGCGAGTGAGAACCTCGACAAAGCCCTTGACGCTTTTGACGCCGTGGCTGAGGAGCTGGGCGCCACTGACGAGGACAAGGAAGAGGCTTTCCGCCAGTTCACAGAGTTCCAGCAGCGTGCCATCGTCAACGACATAGATGAGGACATGTGGCGCTTGTTCTTCAACGGCGTGACACACGACGCCGACGTTGAGCAGGCGGGAATGGAAGGCGAGGTTCGTGGGCGCAACACGAGAATCCGTGAGCGTCTGCGTGGCGAGCGTGAGAAGAATCCTATGGACATGGGCGGTGCCGCCGCTCAGTCTCCAAGACAGGAGAAGCGAAGCAAGTCAATCTTTGACCTTGCCAGTGAAGCGAGATAATTAGAAATATATAACTTTAAATTTGTGAATAGAAGATTATTATGGAAGAGATGAAACCATTAGGCAACTCCACTGACCTGGCAGCTGCCAATCCGACCCCAATCGTTGCCACCGACGGCACCGCGGGTATTCAATCCCAAGTAGGCAACCAGCCTGCAACTGTGAGTGGCGCTGCTATCGCCACCAACGGACTTGACGCAGGCCATTTCATTGAGCCTGACATCGACGACGAGCTTTTTAAGTTCTCCAGTGACGACACCCCCCTTATGAACCTTATGCTCAAGGCCAAGAAGGTGACCGTCACCAGCCCTGAAGTTGACCACTACTCTATCGACGAGCCTACCGCTATGGTAACCGTGGCAAGTGTAAGTGGCAACGCCATCACCGTCAACAGCGCCGACAAGATGAAAATCCACGCTTATGACGTGCTTTCGGTGGTGGGCGTGGAGGGTTACACCTACAGCGACAACAGCGGCATCGTACACACCAAGAGCGGACGCCCATTGCAGTTGTTCGTTACACAGGTGAATGACGACGACACCTTTACCGTGCGTGCCATCAACGGCGTTAAGAGCGCGCTCACCGACGAGTACGGCTCACTGCCCACAAGCAGCAGCCCCGCCGCCGACAACACCAACTACATCACCTCCGGCACCAAGATGATTGTACTCGGCAACGCCCTGTACGAAACCCAGAAAGAGGTTGACCCAGACCTCGTTCTGCCACAGCCCGAGCGTATCTACCTCCAGAAGCGTGGCATGAACCAGGTTGTTTCTGACTACTTCGACAGTCAGCGCAAGCGCATCCCATTCACCAAGTCTATCATCGCGGAGGCCGCCATCAAGAACTTCAAGGTCAA